CAAGCTTCCCCGCTGTGATTTTTCCAAGGAATGCCCGTAACTGTTCCAGCAAAAGTTCCTTTGCCTTGTCGGAGTTCTGCTCGGCGATAGCTCGCAGTATCCGGCGAATGATCACGCCATCGCCCACCATGTCATTGATGGTTTTCACGACCTCGGCAATGAACCGGTCGTATTCTTGGTGCGTTCCTTCAGAGAATTTAAAGTCCGAGAACCGCCTCTGAATGAGCGCCTCAAGCCGGTCGTCCAGCGTTTGCAGGCCCGCTTGAATGCCTGATTGGCGAGACCGCCAAAAGTCTATGATTCTATGAGAGATATCAGCTACTACGCCGCCGACCACAAGGGGAAAAACAAAGTCATATAGATTCATGATTTGCCTCCAAAATATTTATCCCAGCGATCTTGACCGAATAGCTCGGTTGATAGATATTTCCCAGGACATGTCTTCTTCTGTCTCCCAGGAACCCACGTCTCGAAATGGCCGATGACCGGCACATTCAGATAATGAGAGCATATCTGCTTGATTGCTTCAATGGCCTTCGGTAGTGGTTTCACAGCGTCATAATGCCCGACCACACAAATCCCCAAAGAACCAGCGTTGCCGAATAGCCAGTCTTTCTTCGGCTCATCTGGGTGTCCACAATGGGAGCCAATCGCCCAGGTAGGCCGGCCTTCATAGATGTTCCCATCGCTGTCCACGAGGAAATGATACCCAATATCTATCCAGCCCCGATCATGCATGTGATAGTATTGGATATTTTTCACCCTGATATCCGGTGATGTCGCCGAATGGTGAATCACTATCCTCTTGACAGCATTCATCGGCGTATAGTCCGCCGATGGCGGAGCCGCCCCCCAACTTTTCCGGTCAATCATTTTTTCCCTCCACCTTCTTCTGCTCTTCCTCTTCAAAGTCGCCGAGGATCTTCACGGCATGTTCGGGGTGCCGATCACAGTGGAGCCGGATCAAGCGGTTTAATCTTCGGAGAATCAGGTTTTGCAACTCGAAATAGCGACCTAACCGGACGAAGAGGAAAGCGAGGATTAACGCCAGAAGCGCGCTTTGCCAATTCGTGGCGAGCCAACCGTAAATAATTGTCTCCATGTCTTAAGTTTACCTCAATGCGGTAACACAACGCAAGCCCGATCATGATAGAGATCATTATTATTATCCTTCATCAAAATAAATTGTGCCACATACTCCCATCATAGCATCTGAGTTTATTTTGGTTAGAATCGTACCACAACGTCCCCGTCGCTAAATTATTAGTTGGCGTAGCAGTTTCTGGTGGAACTATGATGTAGGAAGCGATTTTTAATGTACCAATGCCGATTCGGGCAATCGAAGCATCCACCGTGCCGCTTCCAATCGATATCCCATCGGGGAATGATGATGTAGCAGTTCCGCCCCCACCAGCTAGAATCATCCAAGAGTTAGGCCCTTTTCGGTACATCGATACCGTATCGGTCGCCACAATGAAAAGGTCGCCCTCGTATGCCGATGAAGCTGCGGGTAATGCGCTTCCGGAAGCGATCAATGGTTGCGCCCAAGAAGCTAGATCGTTCCAAGAATGATAAATTGGCCAAGGATAGAGTGATGACCCACCACCAAAACAACATATTGCAATTGAAGCCAATGCAAGACATAATAACAAATATGATTTCATTCAGTACCCCCAAAATTCCAGTTCACAAACTTCAGCCGTACTCCCGTTATAGGTCGATGTCCAGTTCAGGCGGTAATACTGATATGCCATGCTATTAGAGATCGCTACCTCTTGTAGCGATTCATTATTGGCGAATATCCCAGTTGCTAATGAATCCGTTGGCGGCCAAGAATTCCCGCCGTATAATGTCCAATTCTGAATGCCGTTATCGAGTACATTTTGGATTTTAAGCCGGGTTACTGTTTTCGCCGAACCGAAATTATACCCTATGCTATCATTATTGCTTGGCGCTTCATACGAAGTATTGAGATCATGATCTAGCCATACCCAGATATTGAAAGCATAGGGGCCGAGTACTTCATACGGTGGCGGCGTATTCTGAGAAGTCATCGAAGCATTAAGCCATATTTCGTCAGGAGTTGAAGATGATGTAACTGTGATGTAGTTGGTCTTTGTGGCTGTGTCATTGCCATACACATTTGACACATAGAGCGAAACAGTGTACACACCCGTCGCTATATATTCGTGCGTTGGGTTTTGTGTTGTCGTTGCCGATGAATCGCCAAAGTACCATTGCCACGAAGTAGGAGTATTGCTCGAAAGATCAGTGAAAGTTACAGTTAAAGGATCCGTTCCATTAGTTGGTATCCCGATGAATCCGGCAATAGGTGCGCTCCCGATGGGAGCAGCCCCCAAAAAGATAATCGATGCACCCGAAGCCATCGAAATCTTTCCATTCGGCGCAAAATTGATTCCGTCAGCAAAAGCCAATGTACAGATCAAAGAAAATATAAGGATCAAATATCTCATAGATTCTTCACTCTGCCGATTCGATAATGGAATTTTTTCCCCCAGATCGATCCTGTATTCTCGATCAGCACTGAATTCAATTCCTTCGTGCATTTTAAATCGCCATTGCCGGAATCGTATTCCTGCCAAACTGCATGTACCCAGTAATCATCTACCGAAGAAAAAGGCGAAGAAAAAGAAATTGTCACCCCTGCCGAATTCGATATTCCGATACCGTCGTACATCGCTACGGCTTCCCGCATTTCTTGCCAGAGATTCGTTGTGATCGTGCTCCCAGCACTAATCGAATTCGTCCACGCCATATCTTATTTCCGCCTTAAGTATATCATACTTCAGCCGTGATTCGCCAGAGCTGGTTATAGCCTGGGTAATCCGGAGGATAATATGAGAATTCTATTCGGAACCGCTTAATTCCACTAGTGCACACTATATTTAATGCCGTCAAATAACAGTGGTGGGCAATCATATTAAATGGTGGTACCGGAGGGTGATAAAATGAAACACTATCAAGATCGAGTGTCGGAATTGGTGATATTCCAATGATTTCTACTGTTTTTGTGTGAGCTGGGCTTCCACCGCTATCGAAGGCCAAAGAAAATGGGATATCTAATGTTCCGCCACCTATGCCGTTCGTCCATGCCCAACTAATGAAATAATCCTGATATGTAGTTGTTGATCCGCCACTTTCGCTGACGTCAACTTGTGTGTACCGTATTGTCGCCTGAAGGGTTTCTTCTAATGTTCCTGGTTTACCAATGATGATCCATTCATTGGGATATTTTTGATAACATAATACCGGATCACCTACTGCGAAAAGATTCGCTGGAGTAGGTTGCTCCATGTATTCTGTTGGCAGTGTCCGAATGAGCCCATCCCAGCAAAGCACAGTTAGCACACTATCCCCAGCATGTGCGATCACTTTCGCTGGTCGATAGGTATATTTTTTTGGATTGTCGGCCATCATTAAGAGCATAAATGCCCCTGGAGGATTCATTTCCGCGATATCGTTCAGTGAGCGTGGCCAGCGAGAAGGATATTGTCCTTCTGCATCGATGATCCATCGATTGTCCGCTCCCATATCAATGTATGTGCACATTTGTCCGATCGTAAGATCAGGCCCAGCTTGGCGCACTTCCATATTTCGCCCGCCGAAATTTGCGACATAAAGCCAATCGGAAATCTTTTGTACCACAATAGCCCTAGACATAGGTCTATTGCTATTTTCAGGCTGGATAATGAATGTTGGATCGAAATCAAACTGTTCCATAATCTATGAATGGAATTACTCCAATTGCTCCGCCAGAGTTAGCCGATGAAGGTACCGAAATCCGTAAATCCACATCAATACTACTACCTGCCGAGAGCGCCGGCAGAGTCAGTACATTGCTCATTGAAGGGTCGCCGCCAATTGGCAAAAATACCGAAGCGGAAATTCTAGCTTGGAGCCAAGTTTCATCGATCATTTCTTGTCCTTGGCTATTGATTCCTCCGGTGTACCGCCATGTTAGAAGCGCTGCGGATAATTTGGCGAAATCAGGAGTATTATCGCCAATATTTTTAATTCGAATTGTGCCGATAGAATAGGTGTTTCCTGGTTCCGTGAGACCGATATCCCAGTAGTTCAGAGCTTGATCATTGATATCAGTGATAATTATCTGTGCACTCATACCGTCACAATTCTGCCAGAAAAATTTGACCAGAAACCCGATTGCCAATCAGCCATATCTACGATAGAGTCGATCCGTACATGGCATTCATCGCCATTGGATTTAGTGACTTTTATGCGACACCCTGGGAATATCGCTGGGTTCAATGGTGCGACGAAATCAATTCGCTGAAATTTCGAATCATCACAGATAGTTTTTGCAAAACTAAGTTCCTCTGCATTCGTTAACCCGCTAATGTACCTAGTCACTCCAGAATGACTAAGAACCCCATAGATGGCCTGATCAGCATAGTCGTTGTAAACTCCACTCCAATATCCAGTGAACGGTACTCTATTATAGCGCTCGAACGTGCTCTGATATGTCTGCTGAGAGATTTGTCCCTGCAAGGGGAATTCCCATGTCGAAGAAATTGGGTTTTCGAAATCGGTTAAAATCATCTGTCCCGATGGAGCCATGAACATTAATGTTTTTCGCTTTCCATTTGCAATCGCGTAAATGAGCTCACGCCCATTTTTAAATTTCGACGGGGTAACGATCACCGAGTAATCCTGGAAGGTACCTATAGATGGCGATAATCCTTTCGCTGCAAGCTCCATATCAATCAACTTTTTTGCCGAATAGTGCATATAGGTATAATCGCCGAGTGATGGTTCCTCCATGCTCAAGCGGTATCCCAAATCATAGCAAATAAGATTGTGTACCTTTTGTCCGCCATCACCAATCGGTGATTCAATTGTAACGACCTTTCCGTGAAATCTTTCCGCTGAAAAATTTAAGCCATTCGAAAGAGAATAATCAATTCTAATCAATATCTCCGAAGTCCCTGATTGTACCGATAAATCATCATATTGCACTTCCAGTCTTGCCATATTTGCCGACGAATCAGCTACATGGTGTACCTCTAATCGTGTTACATATTGGGAAACATCGACCCCATCAATCAATACCTTTGCCGCCGGCGATAATAGAGTTGGAACTTGCTGCCCGAAAGCCGCGACTAATAACCTAGATATGTTGCACAAGTTGAGAATGAATCCTTCTCGGATTATCCCGATTCTATCCGTGCCAATATAGGCATTGCCAATTATGCCTGCCGTTATGCTCATACTATTTGAGCGATCACCTTGAATTCAATATCTACCGCCCGCTTCCCCGCTATGATTTGGTCGCCGACTCTAGCGTCGAATTGCACATTGAAGACCTTGCCGCAAAACGCCAAATAAGCATTTGTCAACGCAAAATCCATCTGGTATATGATCTCGGCTATCGAGGTTTCGACAAGTCCCGAATATCTCGATGCCCCGGCCGTCACATTTTTCAACGCCGCCTGCCGAATAATATTCCCGGCAATACTCACTCGCTCTAATGATTGCCTCGGGAAAGTAAATGAAATCCCACTATGCCACGGCAATTGAACGTAATAGTCGGTGCCGGCCGGCGATGTACCATAAAATGCAATACTACTCATTATTGTGCCTCATGGTGCCGCCACCGGAATTTGTTTCATCCGCACACGGATTTTTGTCTCTCTGAAAATTTGATCAATGAAGGATTCGACGAATTTCGAAGAATCCACGATTTCAAGTTGGTGCCTAATTTGCGCCTTGAATTGCTTCAATGCACTAGTGTTCTCTAGTATTGCCTTCTGCTGCTGTTCGAGAAGTAGCATATTTTGTTTTTGCAAAAACTCACGTTGCCGCATTTCGTCTTCTTGCTGCCGTTTTAAGGCAATTTGCTCGTCTTCGAAGTTCCGCTCTCGTTCTATTCGTTCGCGCTCCAATAGGTCTTGCAACCGTTTTGTACCTTCTGGGGTATACAATTCGCCAGTAGTACGTATCCCAGCCCTCTCCATTAATCGCCACATAGTATCACTAGCAGTGTAGCCCGACCGGATAATTCCCCGTTCCCGTTCTGATATTGTTTTTTGTACCTCGGTTAATGAGGCCCTACTTTCTGATTCACGCAATCGGGCAATATCTTCTTGCCGCCGTTTCAGAAGCCGCATTTCGTCTTCATATTTCCTGGTGTACCCTATTCGCTCCGATTCGTATTGTTGTTCCCGAATGAGATTCTCATATTGGTATTGCCGCTCTAGTTGTCGCTTTCGCTCTCGGAATTGCTCTTCATAGTCATCTAGAGTTTGCCGGAGTTTATTCCTGATCGCCGATCTCTCGGCTTCTGCATATTCTTTAGCCATTCGGAGTTCTTCATGCTGTTTTTCGGCTTTAATCCGCTTCTCCTCTTCGATTTTTCGCTTAAGATATTGCATTGTTTCGGCGAAATCTCTATCTCTTTCTTTCTTCGCAAGCGTGAATATTGGTTCTCCAGAGGGTACTCCTGATGGTATTCCGACAATAATGCCTTCAGACTTGCGTTTTGCGACTCGCCGTTCCATTTCGGCCGCCATATCCTCGGCTTTGAATTGTTTTTCAAGGTACGATCCACTCAAAAGCTCAATCTTATCAGCGAGCCAATCAATTGTCGGCTTTACGTACCCTGCAACCTGTTGAATACCATAAATAGTATCTTTCGCCAGCCGTCCAATATTGGTGATGATTTCCGCACTCAATGTACCAACACTGCGCGCAAAATCAATGAATTCTTCATTTTCAGCCAATCGTCCGATGGCTTTTCTCACTTCGTCTAATTGCGCCAAATAAGCATCCCATGCCTCACTAGAGGTAATAAGCTGTAGCACATCATGAATCCCATCTTCGATTCGTGCCCAGAGTCCTTCACTTGTTTTTGCTGTGCGCTCTAGAGCTCCACCGAATCGCTCTTCCAGAGCCGAAGCGAATTCGACCATAAATTTCTTGCCGTCAATGCTGTATTTATCAATGTTTTTGATTTGTTCCGCCGTTAACCCGAATTTTTCAGTTAAAATTTCTGCCACCGGTACGCCAGATTGGGCCAATAAAACCAACGATCTTTGGGTTACTTCGCCTGTAACAGCAATCCGGTTCAAAGGATTAAAGACCTGTTCGAATGATGTACCCAATCCTTGCGCCGCTTCCGACAGGGAACGTAGTATGTCACTCCCAGTTTTGTTTAGTGGATCAAATCCGGCTGATTTAAGCCGTTGCATACGCGCTAAAACTTCATCCGCTGCAATGCCGTATGCACTTTCGAAGTTTTTTGCTGCATTTATCCCTACCTGCATGGCACCAGGCCCGAAAATGGTACCTGCTTTAGCCGCGAGCCGTTCAAACTCTTCCCCCGCCTTGATACTTCCATCGATTAGGGTCGAGATTCCTGCGCTAACTGAACTAATACCTTCTCGAATGGCATTCCAGCCTACATTCGCAAATGTATCAGCCAATGAAAATCGCTCCAATGGCTTAAATATATTGGTAATCGCTGTGCCGAGGCCTCTTTTATCAAGATCAGTAGCGAATCGATCGATCATCTGATCCAACTGGTGTATTCCGTGCTCGACGGAATCCAAACCAGCCGTCGCAAATCGAATGAATAGCGTCATTACGCTTGCTCCTTCATACTTTCGCGCTCCATTCGCTTGAACTCAAACCAGCCATAGAACTCTTCCAGGCTCATTCGGCGGATCACTGATAAAGGTACGTTTAGTACATTGGCCAATGAGAACATCTGGAACAGGAAATAATCCCGCTCCAAACGCTCTCTCATGGCAAAGGGAGAGATTTTTGTTCTTCCCCCATGATCGCCCGAAATGCCCGCTCAATCTCAAGGGCACTTTTTTCTTGTAGTTTTCCCGCTTCGATTTCCGGAATTTTTGGGTTTACAGAGCATAGGGCGAATAATACACACTGAAAAACAGCGTTATTGAACTTCCCATCTTGGCCACGAGCTGCCACCCGTGCCTTTTCGACGTCCGCCACCCGTGCCTTTCGCAGAATAATGCGTTTGCGTCCCCACGATTCAGCAATGAAATCGAATTGTTCATTATCAGGCTTGAGCAATTCTTCTAATGTGAGAATATCAGCCATATCATATTCCTCGTAATTCAAAAGCCCCGTAGCCGATAAAGGATAAATTCTCCTTAATGCCGGCCGTGATCGAAGCGGCCGTAGACCAACCAGGGATTAATGCTACGCCTTCCCAGTATCTTGTTGAGTCATCTGAATCGGGGTAAAGTCTGATGTACGCTACTCCTACAGTGACCCCAAGTTTCCACGCCGTATCGTCCTGTACATAGAATCTGGAGAATTTCCCGCTGAATTTGCCCGCACCAGAAAAATCAACTAAAGGCGATAAATCATTCATGGCTTCCAGCTCGACCGTCGATTGATCTTTCGTCAAATCCCAGCCGTCGACATCTCCCAGCTTGGTAACTTGCGAGTAAAGGTCATAGTACGAAGCAAATACTTGCGCCGTCGTATTGGAAGTATGGCAAGCCAATAATGCTTTTTGAAATAGTACCCCACCTTCAAGTGGGATCGTATCATAGGATGGGATATCGTACCGTTCGACTAGAGGCGTACCATTAGATAATTGCTGTGTGATTTCAGCCTGAGTCACTACCGCCGCCGCCCCTCCGACCAATTTTGTTGCACCAATCAAGATGTTATCGGCTGGGATGTAGGCAGGCCCGCCAGCCGCGCCAAATGTGTCATTAAAAGTATTTGTGCCCGTAATGGCTATTCCAGCGGTAGCCATCGCCGTGCCAGTATTTTTATTGATAGAAATCATCGTCCATTGCGAATCGCCTGAAGGTGCCCGTGTTACTGCTAGTGTTTGTGGTGAAGTGACCGATATCGGTACCGTACTCGAATTATCTCTGAAATACTTCAACGGGGGCACTATAACATTATTACTTACCCCAGTATTGGGAACTATAGCCGGATTATCCCCAGCGATACCAACTAAGCGTACACTAGGATATTTGCGTGGATTCCATACGGTACGTGTAGTCGTACCATAGAACCTATTCGTATATGTGGTTCCACCAATGATCTTACTCGCCGCAATAGTGAGCTGTTGATTGCTGATGGGTAATCCTGCTTGAGTAGTCGCCCATACTTCGCCACGTCGACCAGTTATCCTCGACATTTTTCGCCTCCTTAAAGGTAATCTTCCTGAAATGAGATTTGCCCACTCACTCGGAAAAGAGGATAGGCAATCTCGGTATTGAGACCGGCTATTGAAGCCGCTCCGATAAACTTATTTGTTGTACAGTATGCCATAATGACCCGCTCAATTTCAAAATACAAACTCTCCAATACACCCAATCCATTCATCGTTATAGTACTTCCAGATATTGTGTACCCTTCGCTTTTCAAACACAATGAAAAGAAAATTGTTTCATTCCTCTTTTCCTGATCGATATTCGGCGAATAATCACCGGGTCGAAATGCAATAAACGGCATATCGGATTCTTCCGGCTTCGCTTCATCATCGATCCCAATGTACATCTTTATGTTTTTCCCAAAATTCGATGTACAGAAATTGGCAACGCCGGCATCGCCTTCAATTGCCGAAGCCAGTTCTCTGCATATTGCCATTGGCTTTCTCATAATTTTAATTTTTCGATTTTTTCGTAGAAATATTGTTCGATAAGCGTATTTATTTCTCCAGAATAACGCTCAAAAGCCGGACGGATCAGCTCTCTCGGAGGTTGACGTACCATCATTACTCCCCGCCTCCGAGGGAGCCGCAATGCGCCGAAATATCGCCGCCGAGATTCCGTCAATTCGCTTGTTTGCCCAAGCTGAAAAATCTCGAATAAATGTACTGCTTTCGGTCCAACCCAACCTGGCAGAATGCCCACATCGATAATGGGCGGTTCGCCTCGCCGGGAAGTGAATGCGTACCGAAATACCCGTGATAATTTGCCAAGAAAGCCCATAATTGATGGAGTAGGATAACTTTTCAATGTGTGGGGCTTCATTCGAGTTGCAGGATTCGCCGATATCATACTCTTCATGTCGCTATAGATCGCATTGGGGAAGAATTTAGGGTATTTTGATAGTGCCGGCCAACCAAATTCATTCCTTTCGACCGCCGGCCGAAGCAATCGCCGGAAGAATGAAGCTCCCTTCAGTAGAGAACTTCGTACAGCCGAATCGATGTCTTTTACTGCGAATTTCAAGCTATTTTTTAATTCAGCTATGCTAGCAGGGTCTATGCTGATCGTTAGCACTATGCGATCCTCCGATCCTTTGAAATCATGAACCCCATGATATGATCATCCGCCGAGAATATGCGTTCAATACGCCATACATCGGAGCCAACTGTTATCGTGTTGTACCGTTGCAACCCCGCCCCATCATTCTTCCGCAAATAAAGATTCGCCAAGTCACAGTTCCCGCTTAAATCAAATGCCGCCGATTCCTGCAGATATTCGATCAGCCCGATGGCCGTTGTACCGGACGAAAACGTAATCACCCGCCCCAAATCTTCGTTGTTGAAGATCGCCTGTAAATCAGCCTCTACTTCATCATGCAGGCTCATAGCCCCCCCGCTATTGCAAAGAGTAGGCCCCCCTCATAGAGAGGGGAGCCGCGAAAGGAGATTTACGGGATCATTTGATCAAAACCTTAATCGTCGCTGTAGAATTTGGTGCAATTGGCTCTAGTGCATAGCCGAAGACTATTCCACTATTGTCATTCGATAAGATTGCAGTACAATCTTCATCATTGCCAGTGAAAGCACAACGGACATATTCCCCAATGCGTATATTAGCCCCACTAGCAATGACAGGGAGCCGGAAAATTCCCTTCGTAAGAACTGTGACAGGTTCACCAGGAATCCCCTTCCCAGTGAGAGCGACGCCCATAATACCACCGAGATCTTTATTCACCTTGATGACGGGATCACCAGCATTAGGTGACGTCGTTCCCCATGTCAATATTACGGTATCACCAGAGGAGATATAGTTCGTGGCAGCGTGCACAATCCACGCCGTCACAATAGCGAAAAGAACCACCAACCCGAATATCATGCGATTATTCTTCATTGTTTTCCTCCTACTATGTTATGCACCAGCATTTTTATAAAGGCCTTCGAATGCCAAAGCCTTAGCTCCGACATCGATTCGTACAACGTAAATGCGTCCATCTTTATCGATCTGGTCGAATTCCTGCAAATATGGCGTTTGAACTCCGTTTAAGAATCCAAGTTCAACCGTATCCCCAGCATTAGGATCAATGACAAGATACCACGCCGTTGCCGATCCAGCGCTCAAAAATGGACTTGCAACTGGGATTAAGTTATTGAACGGGTTATAGACCGCGCTTGAAGCATCCTTTTCGTACAATGCCATTGAATTGCAAAGGATATCAGCCTGTACTTTTAGTTCAGCCGGCACCAATAAGAGTCTTGGAATAGCCACAATCGGTGCGTTGTTATCACCAAAACCTTTTTGTTTCATCATCTCGGACATAGCCAAACTCAAAGATGTCGATGATAGAGTGGCTGGTGTATCAGCTAAATTCCGATGAGAAGCATGGAATAAGGGGATACCATCCGCCATATCTTCATTAGCATTGAGAATGCCATAGGCCAGCGACTCAATCTTTCGAGCTGCCGCTTGGCCAAATGCACGAGGTACCTTTCCGAAGCAAGCCTTATCATCATTGATAATAGCCTTCCTAGTGATCGTCCAGCGCCGAGCGAATGTCGAAATGGTATAGGCCTCGCCACGTTCTTTAAATTTTGCTTCGGGATATTCTCCAGCTTCGTTGACTTCCTCAAGATCAGGCGCTTCCGACAATGCTACTCGGCGATTCTCTTTAAAATCAGGTACATCGCCTACCGAACACCATAGGTTCCATGTTCTTGGAAACTCCTGGAAGCCTTTCATCACTGATTTATTCGCTGTATTGTACAGAATATTCGGGAAATCCGCCGTAGTCCCGACGATATTATATGCACCACGTAAGGCTTTATCGGCGATTTCAAACGGAGTCATGCCCTTAGTCGAAATTCCGCTTCGGATAAGGCATTCTTCGGCCATTCGAAGAAGCGACATCCCTCGGAATTCATTTTGCCGATCTTCTGCCCTAGTATCCGGATTTGCACGAGCGAATAAGGCTTCCGTCATTCCACGAGTGAACTTTTCGCCGTCGCTTTCTCCGGCTTGCACACTGATGTTGTTAATTGTTGCCGTGTTTTGTGCGAGAGTATGAATAATCTCAGCTCGTACCTGGTCTACTGTCAACCCTCGCTTGACATAATCAGTGGAATCGAGGTTAAGTGAACGACAAATTTCCATGATTTCACTTACTCTAGCCTGCTCTTTTTCTATCGCTTTTCGCTCGATTTCTGCAGGATCGGCTAGAGATTCTGTCCGGATTTCAGTTTCCGGAGGTTTTGGAACATTTTCTTTTTCTTTTGGCATTTCTTCGAACTCCTTTTTTTCAATTTGTACCTCAATTGAGCGAACCTTGGCTGATGGGTCTGCTCCAATCGGGGTTAGTGACACTTCTTTCAATGCAGCCTTCGTAGTGAGCTTCAGCGGGCCAATGAATTCCCGCCCTTCCCATATTCGTTTTTCGCCTTCCGGAATCCATTGGCTTTCAATGATACTGTACCCTACTGATACATCGGTAATATGCCCATCTCTCACATCATTGAAGGCTTCTATTCCCTTTTTATTGCGCGAAAAATAAGCTCTAGCATACATTCCATTTTCGTCGATGCCAAATTCACGAACGGAACCTATGACATCACTGATCGAAGCCCTAGAATGCGAATCCAATAGAGGTACCTGATTGTTTTCAGGAAGGATTATTCCTTTCATTACAAGTACCTCATCGACCAATTGCCCACGCTGCCAATCCATTATAGGGCACGGCGCTTCTGTGGCGACAGTAAAAATTACGCTTCGGTCTTCTTCTCGGAGCGTATCAGGTCGAGCAGTCATTGATCTGATTGATAATTGCTCGCCATCGGCTTTTTCTTGCGCCGCCGCTTCGAACTGTGCGTCACCATAACCATGATCTTTCAACCATTTTTTAGCCGCTTCCGGTGTGAATTTTTTCTTATCGAATCGAATTGCCTGAATTTCCACGGTACCATCATCCTTGATACCCCAAATGACATGAATTCCATCACCAAATTTATTGTTCTCACGTCGGATTTTTTTGTATTTTTGTGGGTCATTCAATCGTGCTGAGTGCTCATTCGGATATGGTCTAGTTTCGAGTTCCAACATATTTCACTCCTAAATCGGTTCGTTCCAAGATTGCAAATTAGAATCCTTCAAAGAATGTGGTACGCTATAAATTCCAAGAGATTCCAATAGTTTTTTCTCTTCAGCTAGTTCTTTGGCTACTTGTGGAAAATCCCGTCCACGTTCAGCCGCAAAACGTGTTCGGGAATTAGTTCCAAGCATTATCTCCGCCATCAGAGTATCGATTTCTTTCTTCGGATCAATCGAATCATTTCCCGCCAATTGCCAGGATATTTCTTCATATTTCTCTGGGTTGCGTGCATAGTCCACTATATTGATCCCCGGCACGCCAAAAAGGGCAATCTCATATTTAAGCCAAGATTTGTACACCCAATTCAAAAATCTATTTTTA